TTTAATAATGGATAATGTAAGTTAAAAAAGGCAAAGAAATTCTTGTGCCAATAATCACTCATAGCGTCGCCATTATCAAAGTTGTATTGGTTCATTATTGATTGAACTTCTTTGCTAAAAGTATCAGTATATCTAGGGTCCTTTTGATTTACACCTTTCCAAATATAAAAATATTTTTTAATGTCATCACAATCAACCAAAGCTACATCAATTTTATTGTATGTTGACTTCACAGAAAATTTACAACCCTTGAACTTTTTAAGGTCTTTTCTTACTAGCTTCGCTATTTCCTTAACTCTAAGGTCTTTAACTTCTGCGTATTTTTTACCAACTGTGTGTGCTGTTAACATATATTTACCCTTTCATTTGTTGTTTTTTTGTATATATTCAACATAATTGAGATAAAGCATATTTTGAAATAGTTGTCAATAGGTAGTAAATAACTAAATATATGAGTAATAAGATTAAATTCACATCAGAAGTATTAGAAGCCATATTTGCAGAGTTGGCATTAGGTAAGTCTATTAAAAAGGTATTAGAAGCCAAATCACTATCATGGGAGGGCTTTAGAAAGCTTTTACACAAAAAGCCCAAAATAAGGCAAGAATATGAACAAGCCAAAAGCGATGGAGTAGATTATTTATTAGGTGAAGCTACATCACAGCTTGAAAGTGCAATCGCAGACTTCAAAATAAATGGTAAAGGCGACCTTGCAATAAGTCATTTAGTTAAGGAAGCTGTTGCATTAACTAAGTGGAAAGCTACCCATTTATTACCCAAATACTCCAACAAACAGCAAGTTAAGCACAGTTTTAACGCAGAAACTCCGCTTGTTGTGAAGTGGGAAAAGTCTCAGTAATTATTAAATAAGATAAGTAATACAACATTTATTAGTGTTGGACTGCCAACCTTTTTGTATAAAGTTGCCTACACAACCTATAAGAATTAAAATAAATTGCTAGTTGTAGGCAGATAAACGCATAATTGTACAATGCAACTTGTATATTGTTCTGAGAAGTTATCAGTTATCAGTGATTATTGTAGTTGTATCGCAATAATTAAAGCTGGCGGTTTTAAATGCAACCCCACCGCTAAAAATTTTACGCAGGTTGTCTTACGTTATTAGGAGGTATATATAAATAGATGAGGAGACCGATTTATGGAAAAGCCAAAAATATATGCAGTGATACTTGTTTCAGAAATGACTAATGCTGTCTCTGTTCACTTTGAAGGTTTTAGAGATTATGAAGATGCAAAAGATTTCTCCAGATATATCGGTAAAGAACTCAACATAGAAAACTTGCCTTTTCCTGAAAATGACACTATTCACTAGGTAGGGGTTTTATTTTAAATGTCAGAAATCGTAATTCCATACTCACCAAGAAAGCTTCAAAAATTTTTACACACACAAATTCCTAAAAGCCGTTTTAACGTAATTGTGGCACATAGGAGGTCTGGCAAAACTGTAATGTGCATTAACCACATGATAAGGGATGCTTTAACTAATAAGCAGCCGAATCCCAGATATGCCTTTATTTCGCCAACATTTAAACAGGGTAAAAGTACAGCATGGGATTACATCAAAAATTTCGCCAAGAATATTCCTTATGTTAAATTTAATGAATCAGAACTTAGATGTGATTTTCCTAATGGATCAAGAATAACAATCTTAGGTGCTGAGAATGATCAAGCATTAAGGGGTATCTTTTTAGATGGATGTGTAATGGATGAAACACAGAATATTAGTCCAACATTATTTCCAGAAATTATCCGACCAGCATTAGCCGACAGGAAAGGATGGTGTATATTTATAGGTACACCCAAAGGTCAAAATTATTTTTACAAACTTCATAAAGAAGCTATGCAACAAAAAGGTTGGTGGACAGGGGTTTTTAAATCATCTCAAACACAAATTCTTGATAAAGAAGAATTGAAATCTGCACAAAATACTATGTCAGAAGACTTATATAACCAGGAGTTTGAGTGTTCATTTCAAGCAGCTATTACAGGATCATATTATGGAGCTATTATAGAAAAACTAGAAATAGGAAAAAGAATGACATCTGTACCTTATGATGAAAACCTAGATACAGAAACTTGGTGGGATTTAGGGCTAAAAGACTCTACAGCTATTTGGTTTGTTCAAAGACATTTAAATCAAATAAGAATTATTGATTATGAAGAAAATTCAGGTGAGGGATTAGATTTCTATGCAGACTTACTAGATAGTAAACCTTATAAATATTATAGACATATAGCTCCGCATGATATAAAAGTTAGAGAATTAGGAGCTTTTGGAAAATCAAGGTTGGAAATTGCTTTGGAATTAGGTATATCTTTTGATATTGCACCAAAACTTTCTATTGAGGATGGTATTGAGGCGGTCAGAAAAACTTTACCTAATTGTTATTTTGATAAAGAAAAAACATCAGTAGGTATTGAAGCATTAAAAGCTTACTCAAAAAAATGGGATGAAAAGAATCAGTGTTTCAAAAACAGACCAACACACAATTTTGCATCACATCCAGCAGACGCATTTAGATATGGCTGCACATTTATTGGTGGACAAAAGACAAACTGGAAAGAACCAGTCCATGTTGATACAAGTTACATAGTTTAGTTATGGCAAAAAAAATTGAAAGATTAGAAAATTTAGAATTAAAAAATACTTTACAATCTCACATACATAATTCGTTAGGTTTTTTAGGAGGTACATTATCTTCTGAAAGAGAAAAATCTTTAGAATATTATCAAGGTGATAAACTTGGTAATGAAATAGATGGAAGGTCGCAAGTCGTTAGCACAGATGTTGCAGACACTATTGAAAGTTTACTACCAAATCTATTAAGAGTTTTTACATCGTCAGATAAAGTTGTAGTTTGCGAACCAGTAAAAGCAGATGATGCACCTTTAGCCGATCAAGCTACAGCATATTTAAATCATATTTTTTACAAAGAAAATGATGGTTTCCAATTATTATATAATTTTTTTAAAGATGCGTTATTAGAAAAAAATGGAATCTTAAAAGTATTTTATGATGAAACACAAAAAGTAGAATATGAAACTTACAAAAATTTAACTGACAAAGATTATGAAGATTTAACTTCTGATGAAAATGTAGAAATTATTGAATCATCAGAGAAACCAGATACTCTAGCTGAACAAGCTGCTGAACAGTTTGAAGCTCAAATGGAACAGCAGGGTATTGATATAAATTTACCAGAACCAAAATTACATGATTGTAAAATTAAAAGAACAACAACTGAAGGTAAAATAAAAGTTGAGTCTATTCCACCAGAAGAATTTTTAATTGATCGTACCGCTATCAAACTTGAAGATGCAAACTTTGTTGCACACAGAGTTCAAATGACTAGATCAGAATTAATTAGTATGGGTTACGATAAAGAGGATGTAGATAGTCTTCCATCTTCAGACGCATCAACATTAAATACAGAAAGATTAGCAAGATACCAAAACATAGAGGACTTTCCATATAATACTTCTGACAATCAATCTACACAAACTGTAACAGTTTATGAAAACTATGTTCGTTATGATGCAGATGGTGATGGAATTGCAGAACTTAGAAAAATTTTATCTGTTGGTGATACCTCAGAATTTATTTTAGAAAATATGCCATGTGATCATATTCCATTTGTTTCAGTTACACCTATTCCAATGCCTCACAGATTTTATGGAAGATCAGTTTCAGAATTAGTTGAAGATATACAATTAATGAAATCAACTGTAATGAGACAGTTGTTAGACAATATGTATCTAACAAATAATAATAGAGTTGCAATCATGGATGGAATGGTAAACATGGATGACTTACTTACATCAAGACCTGGTGGTGTGGTTAGAACTAAACAACCACCTAATCAAGTAATGCAACCTATACAAGCTCAACCAATTTCACAACAAGCTTTTCCATTATTAGAATACTTAGATACAGTAAGAGAAGTAAGAACAGGTGTTACAAAATATAATCAAGGTTTAGATTCTGATTCTTTGAATAAAACTGCTACAGGTATTTCTGCAATAATGAATCAAACTCAAATGAGAGCAGAATTGATTGCAAGAATATTTGCTGAAACAGGTGTAAAAGATTTATTTAGAAAAATGTTTGAACTTTCAGTTAAATATCAAGATAGAGAAAAAATTATACAACTAAATAATCAATATATACCAGTAATGCCTACAGAATGGAAAAACAGATTTAATGTAACTATACAAGTTGGTCTTGGCACAGGAACTAAAGAACAACAAATTGTAATTTTAAATAATATTTTAGATAAACAGCTACAAGCTTTTCAATTACAAGGACAAAGAGAGTTTCCAATGGTAAGTTTAAAGAATATTTACAACACATTATCTAAAATTGTAGAAAACGCAGGATTAAAAACAGTAGATAGTTACTTTATAAACCCAGAATTAGGTAAACAATATGTAACTCCTCCACCACCTCCACCAATTCCACCTATTGAAAAAATAGAAATGACTAGAATTGATGCTGAAAACAAGAGAAAAATTGCTGATTTAGAATTAGAATACAAAGAACTACAACAAAAACAACAACAAATGCTTTTAGATTTTGAAGCAAAAATTAAAGAAATGACATTGAAATACGGAACACAATTAGATACCACAAAATTAAAGGCAGATGCTGAATTAGATAAAATGATTGTTTCAAGTAATAGTAAGATACTTGAAGAAGCACAAAAATCTGCTAATATGCTTGGAAAGCAGATACAAGGTGTAGATGGATCACAAGGACAAAGCCAAGAGAAGCCAAGAATTGAGCAGAGCATCTCAGGCGAAACAGATATTACAGAATAAACTTTTTCAAGAGTCTGTTCAGGAGCTTAAAAAAATTTATTCAAATGCTTTGTTTGAACAAACTGGAGCAAAAGATGGTGAAGCTAGAGAAAAATTATGGTTAGCTTACCAAGTTCTAGGAAAAGTAGAACAACATTTTAAAGAAATTCTTGAAACAGGAAAATTAGCAGAAAAACAATTAGCTAATTTCCAAAATCAACAAGAAAAATAATTCTAGTCAAAAGATTAGAATAAGCCAACCCATTAAGGGAGCTTAACAATAGGAGACTATATGTCAGAAACAAATCCGTTACTGAACAAAAGTTCGGTACAAGGTGCTGCTAAACATATTGAAGGTTTATTAGACTCTAAAGGAGTAATTTCTAAACCTCAGAAAGAAGAAGCACCAGTTGAATCTAAAGAACCAGAAGCGAAAGCTGAAGACAATCAAAAGATTCAACAACAACCTGAAGCTCAACCTGAACAGGAAGCTCCAGTGCAAGAAGAAGCATCAGAAGATTCAAATGCTCAAGAGGAACAAGAAACTGATCTACACCAAATTATTGTAAATGGTGAAAAGATTGAAGTTGACCTTGAAGAATTAAAAGCAGGTTATCAAAAAGATGCCGACTACAGACGAAAAACAGAAGAAATTGCGATTGAAAAAAGACAGTTGCAATCTGAAAGTGATCGTTTGAAAAATGAGTATTCAACTAAGATGGATGATCTAAATAATCTTACTGCTACTCTAAATGCTGAACTTAACAGCGAACTAAACTCAAAAGAGTTGGATAAACTCTATGAGGAAGACCCAACTGAAGCTGCAAAGCTTGAAAGAAAACTTAGAAGAAGAAGAGAAAGCTTACAGCAATCTCAACTAAAACTAAAACGACATCAAGAACAGGAGTTTCAGAAAATATTAACTGAGGAGCAAAGAAAGGTTGCGATTAAGCATCCTGAAATTGCTGATCCTTTAAAAGGAGCTACAGTTAAAACAAATATGAGAAACTATCTTTTTCAAAGAGGTTTTTCAGATCAAGAGATTTCTGGTATTTATGATAGCAGAATGTTTGATGTGGTTATGGATGGAATGAAATTTTTAAATAGTGCAAAACCAGTGAAAACTAATTTTGCAAAAAAAATTGTAAAACCATCTAAAGTTGTTAAACCAGGTGTTAAAAGTACAAAAGATGAAAAAGATAATAAATCAAGGTTGGCTCAAATTAGAACCTTGAAGAAGTCAGGCAACACAAAAGATGCTGTTGATCTTCTGAAAGGTTATTTATAACAACTAACCTAAGAGGAGAAAAAAATGGCTGTATATCAAACATACCAAACAGTCGGCATAAGAGAAGACCTAGCGGACATTATTTACTCAATAAGTCCAACAGAGACTCCATTTATGTCAGGGGTTGCTAAGACAAAAGCAACTAACACATCTCACCAATGGCAAACAGATGCTTTGGCTGATGTAGCTGCAAATGCTGCGGTAGAAGGTGCTTCAATCTCATACCCAACATTATCGGCAACAACTAAACTAACTAACTACACTCAGATTTCTACAAAAGCTGTGCAAGTATCAGGAACAAATGATGCTGTAACATCTGCTGGAAGAAACAATGAGTTAGCTTACCAAGTAGCAAAATCTGCGAAAGAATTAAAAAGAGATATGGAAACAGCTCTTTTATCTAACGTAGCTGCTGCGGCTGGAAACGCAACA